GAATACGGATATGTGGTTTGTCAGGGACTTAGTTTATATGGACTGTTATCCTGATATCATTAAAGAGGTTAAGGATGTTTATGAATCTCAAAGAGATTACTTGATTCCTTTAATTGAATCCCTTCCTCGTCCCGAGCCTGTAATGTATTGCAAATTCGATCCTGACTACTTGGTGAATTTGTAAAAATGGTCGATAAAATATCTAAGGATTATGCCTATGAAGGCTATGCAGCTAGGATTTACAGACAACGATTGGATGAGATGTATGCTCATCGAATTGATAAGCATAGACAGAAGATGTCCGATGAGGAAAAGGCTGTTGAAGTTTCTAGGTTGAATCGGTATAATGAGGAACAGAGAGTGGCTAGGAATCAAAGAATTTACAAGCACTTCAAAGACATGGAATTGTATTTGTTTAAGTGTAGAGAACTGCAACTACAAGAGAACAGAAACATTCAGCTGGGAACAAAAATAGATTTATACTGTTGACCTTTTTCAGGTTTTAGAGGATAATAGACTATATACTAAACAACAACGGAGAATTTTGTGCATTTTACACTAACAGTCATTTCAACACCGAAGTATCAGCCCTCAATGGGCCGCGGTATCTTTGCGTGTGAAAATAGCTGGGATACTGTAGGGGTCGTGTAAAGAGCACAAAGTCCAGCTCTAATACAAGACCCCAGCCTCGAAAGAGCCTGGGGTTTTTTATTAGCGTTGATCTAAAATAAAGTTAACAAAACTGTTGACTCAAAACAAGATCAGAGTATAATACGTAGTGGGTTGATCGAGACTCCTATAAGAAGAGATCTTTTAAAATTTAGGTTTCATTATGTGTCCGGTTAGCTCAATGGTAGAGCAATGGCTTGATAAGCCATAGACAGAGGATCGTTACCTCTACCGGATACCATTAGTAAACACACTGCCCAGTACCGTTGCGGATGGAAGTAAGTCAAACCAATGGGGTAGCCCATTAACAATGTTTGCATTCCAGAGTTAGATCTCAAGTCCAAGGAATACGTGATAACAAGAGTGCGCAGAGCAAATGCAGAACTCAGGAAGGGATTTGCCAGTGTGTTTTCTAATGGTATTATAGTAAAGTGCTATCATGGTAACGTGTGCAGACGTGTACACTATTCGGGCCTAACTGTGCGAGGAACAGGTCCTGATATAACTGCTATTCGCTTGTCTGTGTTAGCTACATTGTAGACAAATCGGCAGATAGCACTTTACTATAATATTTGGGCTGATAGTGATAATGGGAGCACAGTGGCTTTGCAAGCCTCGGGTGGGAGTTCGATCCTCCCTCGGTCCACCAAAGAATTAGGTCTTAAAGTGTTCATGGACGCACGATGGCTTGTCACGCCATAAGAGTGGGGATCGTTACCCCCTAAGACCGCCAAGTTTATCGCGGAGTAGGAAAGTAGTAATCCGTCAGGCTCATAACCTGAAGATCGCTGGTGCGATTCCAGCCTCCGCAACCAGTATGTTGGCCAGTAGCACAGTAGGTAGTTGCGCGTGACTGTTAATCACGATGTCGAGGGTTCGATCCCTTCCTGGCCAGCCAGTTTTGTGTGGGTGTGTTGCTGAAAGGCTAGGCCGCGGATTGCAAATCCGTTTTATGCAGGTTCGATTCCTGTCACCCACTCCAGAACCTCGCGTTAACTCAGCGTTACAGAGTTAGGGAATTGCAACACCTTAAGAGCTCGGTTGATGATCACCCGCAAGGCTCGCTTGAGAGTGACTTGAGAAATCACAAGACGGATCCGAACCGTTATAGCTAAACCGGTGGACAGGGTAACAACTCATTCAGGGGCTCACGAGGGTAAGTGGCCTGATCCTAATTTTGGAGCGTTCGTCTATCGGTTAGGACATTAGGTTTTCATCCTAAGAAGAGGAGTTCGATTCTCCTACGCTCTTCCATCTTTGGAGATGCCGCCGTAATGGTATGGCAGGAGACTGTAAATCTTCCGACTTATGTCACAACAGGTTCGATCCCTGTCATCTCCACCAAAATCTCCTTGACTGACGGAGTACAATGTGATAAGTTGTCAGTCCACGCTCGGTGTAGTTTAATGGCAGAATTCGTGGTTTGGGACCATGAGATGGAAGTTCGATTCTTCCTACCGAGACCATTTTTGTTGGGGGTTAGTGTAGCGGTAACACACCAGACTTTGACTCTGTTATCACTGGTTCGATCCCAGTACCCTCTGCCATTCAATTTTAAAAAGGAAGTAGTTTATGAAACGAAAGAAAATCGTGCGCGAACGTAACTGCTTCGTTCGTCTAGCACTATTCCGCAAAGCAGGCGTCCATCGCAAGTCTAACAAGGCATTGCGTCGACAACATAATGCGAGTATAGCTCAGTTGGTAGAGCAGTAGACTTTTAATCTATTGGTCGTGGGTTCGAATCCCCCTACTCGTACCATATAAAAACACTCTTGTCAGCACTGTGGGAAGCGCAGATAGACAATACTAGAACAAGGTTCGAATCCAAACAAGAGTGTTTTTATATGGTTTATGCAGTTGTTAGTGTAACGGTTAACACCACGGATTGTGATTCCGTTAATATGGGTTCGATTCCCATACTTCTGCCCAACTAATGCCCCGGTGGTGTAATGGTAGCCACGCTGGTCTTAGAAGCCAGTGCCTAGTGCGTGTCGGTTCGAGTCCGACCTGGGGCACCAGGATGAATAGCACAGCGGTAGTGCAACGTCTTCATACGGCGCAGGTCGGTGGTTCGAATCCACCTTCATCCACCATGCCTGGTTAGCTCAGTGGTAGAGCGGCTGCTTTACACGCAGCGGGTCGGCAGTTCGAAACTGTCACCAGGTACCAATATAAATGCGCCTTTGGTGAAACTGGATATCACATAAGTCTACGAAACTTAAGTTGGGGACTCGGATTCCTCAGGGCGCACCAACAATTTGTTTCTCCCTAGTGTAATGGCAGCACGTCGGTCTCCAAAACCGTTAGTAAGAGTTCGAGTCTCTTGGGGGATGCCAAGCCCGATTAGCTCAGTGGTAGAGCAACCGCCTTGTAAGCGGTAGGTCGTCTGTTCGAATCAGACATTGGGCACCATATATACGGAAAGTAATGCAGTGGGGATGGTCCCGCGACTGGCCTTGAAAACCAGGTCCTGATGAAGAATCGGGTGGGGTTCGACTCCTCTGCTTTCCACCATTATTATTAAAGGAATTGTTATGTCAGGTAAAGGAAGCAAGGCTCGACCTTTTAGTGTAACTCAAGAAGAGTACAACAACAGATGGGATGCTATTTTTGGTAGAGACCTTCAAAAGTTTGATGAAGCTGTCTTTAAAAATGAAGATGACTTTTCAACAGAGGAATGTTCTGATCAAGGACAACAAATGTTGTTCGAAAACAAAAGCTGAGTATAATGGAACGGTCCCATAACGGTATTGGAGCTGATTGCTAATCAGTCGATCGGTGAAAGCCGGTTTCTGGGTTCAAGTCCCAGTCGTTCCACCAGAAAGAAAATATGAAACCTAAGTTTTACCCCATCCTCACTGATTGCATTGAGCGAGGAATCCAGTTTGGATTGAACCGCTCGTACAAGCACGATGACAACCCCTCACAGGAAATAATTGCGCAGAATGTGGAAAGTGAGATACTAAACCAGCTTCACGAATACTTTGTATTCGATAGCGAAGGACAAGGCAACTAAGGGTTGCCTTTTTTTTGGTCTCATTGTATAATTGTTTATCACAAACAACTGAGGACAATATGTTTAGAAACAAACAACACCACCTTATGATGGATCAGAACATTGAGCATGAGATTAGCTCAATGACTTACGATCTTTTGGAATCTGGAGTGACCAATGATCGCATTATGGATTTGGTACTCAATGAATTTGGCGATGATGCTTACGAGGTCGTCCAGTTCATTCTTAGTGAAGAAAGCGAGTCCTGAAATGCAATTGAAGACTCAGACCTCATCCAAGCCACGTCTGCAAAACGACACACTGGGCAATGATGCTCTCAAAGAGTTGTACAACGCATACAGTGCTATGAACAGAGACAACTTCAAGATATTTGCTGAGGGAGTCATCATGGCTGGGGGCGGCAAGCAACCAATGAAACTGGCTATTATTGATCAAATGAATAAGCCCACAGCTAGTAAGGAATTCATCCTTACAAAGGCTCAGAACTTCATCCTTGCAGGGATGGGTCTTGGTGTTTGACCAGGATAAAATAACCGTTGACTGTTTCTCGGAAACACGTTATAATAGACCTACCGCAACTAATTAAGGACATACATTATGGCACATATGATTGAAACAATGGCTTACGCCGGCGAAACTCCCTGGCACACTTTGGGTAAGAAAGTCCCTGCAGACTTATCTCCCGAGCAGATGCTGAAGGCCGCAGATCTTGACTGGGAAGTCAACAAGATTCCTGCATTTTCTAAAATTGATGGTAAAAGTGTTAACGTAGGCGTATCAGCTCTGGTTCGCTCTACCGATAACAAAGTACTAGACGTGGTCTCCAATGACTGGAACCCTGTACAGAATCACGAAGCATTCCAATTCTTTTCAGAATACTGCGATGCTGGTGACATGGAGATGAACACTGCTGGTTCACTCCGCGACGGTCAAATCGTTTGGGCTCTCGCTAAAGTAAAAGATTCGTTTGAGTTGTTTAAAGGCGACCAAGTCGATTCATATCTCTTGTTTACAAATCCCCATAAGTTTGGTCAGTGTATCGATGTTCGCTTTACACCCATCCGTGTTGTTTGTAACAATACCTTGACATTAGCACTAAAGGAGCACTCCGAACGTGTTGTCAAAAAGAACCATAGAACTGTCTTTGATCCTTCCCAGGTAAAAGAGCAACTAGGAATAGCTACTGAGAAGCTTGCCAAGTACAAAGAAATGGCTAGTTTCCTTGGCTCAAAGCGGTATACACAGGACAAACTGGCTGAGTACTTCAAAGAAGTGTTTCCAGTCCTGGTTTACAACAAAGAGAAGGGTCCTCAACGCAAAGAGTTGTCAAAAAGTGCTACTCGCGCTTTGGAAGTGATTAATACTCAACCTGGCTCGCAGTATGCTGAGGGATCTTGGTGGCAGGCATTCAATGCCGTCACGTACTTGACTGATCACAAGATTGGTAAGACTGCCGATACACGTTTGCAATCAGCTTGGTTTGGTGCAAATAAGAACCTCAAGATCAAAGCTCTTGAGTCTGCAATCGAATTCGCTGAAGCCGCTTAAGGAGAACGCAATGAGACTACCAGCTGGCAAATACTTTGTAGCAGATCCCTGCTACATTATCCGAGACGAAAAATATGATCGACTTCTTGAAGAAACTAATTATTTCGGTTATACTCTTCCTGATCGTGGCTGCATTTTTATCGATAGTGTCACCAAACTTCCTTTTGCTGTGTTTAGTACTGCTTATGGGGATGGTTGCTATCGTGATGAGTTTGGTTTTAAGTATGGCGTTGATGCTGGTTGCATCTCTTGCGTCCCTGTTGGAATGGTTGACGAACACACCAGCTCCAGTGAATACATCAACTTGGTCACATTTGACGAACCTTTTGAAGTCGGGTATAATGATGGTATGATCACATTCGGTCATATCAATATTCAAACCAAAGGGGACTATTATGAGTACCAAGAAGATTATCAAGAAGAACTTGACGCCTGATGAGTTGTACCCTGGTGATGTTATTCTTTGGCAAGGCAATATCACCAACACTCTAAACCTTCTTTGGCATACGATTGAAACCAAGCACTTTAGGTTCTACCAGAAGTCGTTTAAGTTTGATCGTTGGGTAGAGGACTACAAGGATACAATTCGTGAATTCTTCGATAAGAGAGGAGTTCACGCAGTTCCGATGGACTATGTGGACACTGTGGTTGGAAAGCGTTCTTGGCTGGTTTTAATCGCTTCTGGCCCTAGGATTAATAAATATAAACCATGGGTAGATGTTTAAAGGACTAACATGAAGAAATTTCTAATAGTTTTGTCATTGTTTTTGAGTACATCTGTACTCGCACAACATTATCATTATCGCCACCGTCCAGCTTACGGCCACGGTGGTGGAAATGGTTGGGGTTGGGTAGCTCCAATCATTATAGGTGGTGCAATTGGTTATGCAATTACAAAACCTGCTCAAGCAGAGCAACCACCTGTTATTGTTCAACCTAGCAACCAGATTATAATTAATGGTATAATCTATCAGAAGCAGTTGATGTATTTTGACGACTGCAAATGCTACAAGGAAGTGCTGACGCAAGTCACACCTCGTTGATTATAGTTGTACGAAGCAACTAGAAAAGAGTTCTGGACGCGGATTCGATTTCCGCCAGGTCCACCATAAGAATTTAGGTCTGCGCCGTGCGGTAATGAAGATGACTAAGGGATCACGGACATCCATATAATCTAAGCCTGAATTCTTTTGATGGGCCTGTTCTGGTTTCGACAGGGCTACAAGTATAGAAGTGGACAACTCGGCAAAGCTAAAGCCGCAGGGTTAGGGGTTCCTGACCGTAGAAGCAAATCAAAATAAATGCAAATGACGAAAGTTACCGCATTGCAGCTTAATTAAAGGTCGCTAGGGTTTCGATGGGTTTCCTCGTAACAGAATAACCCATCTCAATAAGGAGATATCATGGAAAAATTTTTGAAGCCCATTATGTTTATATTGGGAGGCATTCTTGTTCTCTCAATTATTACACAAGTGAGTATTAATAAAATCAACCACTTAAGGCATACCAAGGTAGATGTGTCAGCAATGACTGCTTCCGAAAGGGAGAGACAATTGGAATGCTTATCAAAAAACATTTACTATGAAGCAGGCTCTGAACCTTTTGAAGGTAAAGTAGCTGTCGCTCAGGTTACACTTAACCGTGCTGAGTCAGGTAAATTCCCATCCGACGTTTGCAAGGTAGTTTACCAGAAGAACGTATTCATGGAAAGAGTAGTATGCCAGTTTAGCTGGTACTGTGAGAATGCTGGAAAAATGAAACCGGTGCATGGTCCAAACTACACCGAATCAATGGCTGCAGCTAAGAAAGTTCTTTTAGAGGACTTTAGATTGGATGGACTCAGGGAAGCTATGTACTACCATGCTGACTATGTTAATCCAGGATGGAAGAAAGAAAAGGTTGCTAAGATCGGCCGTCACATTTTTTATAAGGAATAATCATGGAATACTTCGACAAATACTTTCAACAGTTTATTGCATTTTGCAAAACAAGCCTTACAGTAACAACCGCACAAACCATTTCCTGGATTGGTTTAGTTCTAATTCATGCATCCACCGTTCCTACAATCCTATCAGTAATGACAGGTTTGAATGACAAACTTCCACCTATTGATATGGTATTGTTTGTTTATGGCGGCCTTGCTTTATTCTTTGTTAGAGCTGCAATTCTTAGGGACATGATTAACATAGTGACAATTGGATTGGGATTCATTATCCATACCATCCTATTGTCACTGCTGATCTTTAAGTAAGAACTCAGCTCCAGTACTTTGAGGAATCAAGACTATCCCAATAGGCCTTGTTGTTTCGATTGACAAAGTTCTTGACAAGATACTTGCCCATTCCAAGATAACCCATCTTCTTGAATCTGCGTGAGTCTTGTCCAAAGTAATGTTTGATAATCCTGAACTTTTTAGGACTGTATTTCCTCGACAAGAAGTAATCCTCTGACGTTGATATGTTTTCTGGGAATCCGCCAAATTCTTCAAACCGATCTCTACGAGTTAACATAAAGGCGCCAACAGCAAACGGGGAAAAGAATTTCAATGCGTGGTTTACAGTATTAAAAATAGTAAACCCAATCATTGCTCTGGGGTCTTTATCATAAGACTTAATCTTTAAACCAATTAAATCCAGGTTCAAGGATTCCATTTTGTTAACAGCATCTTGAATAACGCTTGTTTTAAAAAAGCGAACATCAGCATCGATAAACAGAATGTATGGGGTAGTGACAAGACTTGCTCCATTGTTCTTTGCAACAGAAACTGGACCACCGTCTATAATTTCAACGTTGAGAGAATAACTGTTATCTTTTATAACTTGTCTGGTATTGTCAGTAGAACAGTCAGCAATGATAATTCTAGTATTTCCAATGCCTTGTAAGCGTAATGACTCCAATAGATGGTGGATGTAATCCTCTTCGTTTTTGCAAGGCACTACTATAGTAATTTGATCTGCAAGTTTCATGGCTTCTTTATACACTTTCCTTCTAGCTTGAATGCGTTAAATTTTAACCAATAAGTCATGCTTTGCAGACTGTGTTCACAAGATGCTCGATCCTGGAACGACAGCTCCATTCGAGCTGGTATGTCTTTCGGATCGTTCATGTGAACTGCTATGATTATCAGTATCCACATCGTCCTTCTCCTTAGTCCATGTAATGATTTCCCATCTACCATCCCAGTGCTCAACAAGAGCTGTGCATGACTCGACCCAGTCTCCATCATTCATGTAAACAACACCATCGATCTCTTTGATCTCTGCGTGGTGAATGTGCCCGCAGATAACTCCATCGAATCCTCTTTTTTTACAATAGCCTGCTAGGTTTTGTTCAAATTTAAATATAAAGTCTACTGCTTTTTTGACTCTGTGCTTAAGATACTGACTAAGACTAAAGTACCTAAAACCCATGCGATGAAGTAACCAATTGAGTTTACTATTGAGCGATAAAACCACATCATATGCCTTGTCCCCTAAAAATGCTATCCATGGTGCTAGCCTTGTAATGCCATCAAACATATCCCCATGAGTGACTAGGTAATGTTTACCATCCGCACCAATATGTTCTATTTGATTGTGTATTTCAATTAAACCAAAGCTAAACCCATAAGGCATCATTGGCCTCAAGAACTCATCGTGGTTACCTGCAATGTATATCACCCTAGTACCACGTTTAGCGTGGCCTAGTACCCTTCTAACAACATTGGTGTGGGATTGCTTCCATCGCCACTTGTTCTGCTGTATACGCCAGGCGTCAATAATGTCACCAACTAGATAAAGATTATCGCAGCTGTTATGTTTTAAAAAATTATTAAGTTTATTTGCTTGACAGTCGTTAGTACCTAAATGAACATCACTGATAAAGATGCTCCGATACTTTTTTGGGTTCATTATAGTGTGAACGGTAACCAGAGCCATATTCCTTGGCTCATTAACAATGCAGACAATGCACCAACTACAATACTTGCCACATACAGGGCAGGTGCAACAGCCAGGATACTAGCTGACAGTAGAACGATTGAAATCTGAAAACCTGATCCTGCAAATGTCATCCATGGGCCGGATTTGCGAACTTGATCACGCTCAGCTTCCAATGCACGTGCTTTAGCCATCAACTCTTTTTTACCCTCACCAGTTGCTGGTTCACTCTCATACCTATTAATCTTAGCAGTCAATTTGTCTGCCTTTTCAAATTGTTTTCTTTCAATAGCATCATCTCTAGCCATTTCAGCAAGGGTTTGTTTAATTGACTTTGCTTGATAAAACGCCCATGTGTCGTTTGCTTTGATTGTGTTGTTCAATACCTTAGAACTATTGCCACTAGCAATATAGGTATTAATGGCCAGTAAAGCAGCCAGTACGGTAATGAGCCATCCTGCTTTGTCTTTAATTTGTGCTTCTCTTTCGCTTCTACTAAGCGGTTTTTTTTCTTCAGTCATATTGATCTCCTTTGAAAAATTTTTCATCTAACCAGAATTGTGAATCCGAATAAAAATATTGGAACACCGGTTGCCAAAACACTTACACCAATGAGGACTCTGTCAACCATTTCAGCATTTGCTTTGTCTCTAGCTTCTTTTAATTTTCTTTCTCTTTCCTTGCGCTCTTTGTACATCCGGACTCGCTCGGCCATCATCTGATCCCACACATCCTTGTTGCCGGACCATAATAGGAAATCCTTCAGTTGCTTTTCAGCATCACGTAATGCTTTACTCTGCATAGCTATCTGAATAGATAGCGCTCTTATCTGTCCATCTGTTAATTTATCTGAGTTTGCTTGGAGTTCCATACTTTTTGTATGGACTATGTCGCTATTCTCAAAGAACTTAGAAAATTGACCATAAAGACTGTTAATGTCTTTACCCAAAGCAATTGCTTGCTTAATTCCACCAACTGCTTTTTGAGCAACGGTGAAAGCAATTCCAATTGATACTGGATCGATCATTACTTTTTCTTTTCTGGTTCTTTTTTACGCCACTCCAAACAAATCACTTTTCTATTATAAACATCACCGCTCCACGTCCATCTAATACATTCAGGCTTTTGAATATACAGATAC